TACCGGAGTCAGCGGCCGTGTTGAAGGTGAACCCTATTCTCCCTGGGGCGCTCCAAAGAAGGCAGGCCGACCAGCCGCAGAAAAGAGCATTGCCATCATAGAGGATGATATCGAGGAATAACCCTACAGCTAGTAGGGTCGTTGACAGCTAGCCCAAAAGCTGTTATAATTAACACTTAACAACAAAGGAACACATGTTAGAGATTAAACAATTTGACGGGGGCTTTAGTGCCCAAAACAACGACGTTCGCAACTGCGAAACTATTGTTTTTGCGGAAGCAGTACGCACAAACAAAACAATGTTGCAAGTGTTGCAGTACGTACTAGAAGAAGACGACAGCGACACTAACTTGTTGTGTGCTTGCGAGACACTACAAGAAGAGATTTTTAACACTTACAAAAAACAAATTGTGTTTAATTACTTAGACGAAGAACTTGCTAAACACAGCAATTATTAACCCTACAGCCCGTAAGGGCTTATTACAGCGCAGTTGACACTCAGCTCAAAATGCGTTATAATAAGTTTTTAAACAGGAGCGAACCATGTACAAAGTAAATGCAACACTAAACACAAGCGGTGGCGGCTATTGGAGCAACACTAAAGCGGCTGTAGAGATTACACATTTGCAACTAAGCTACATAAACGACGAGTTGGACTTTGGCGAACTGCGTGTACGCTTTAACACAGCAACTTGGGATGTAAACAAGCTGGGTCTTATATACACAGACAAACAGTTTATGACAGAGCTTAAAGAGCTGTTAACTGCTAAGGGCTTTGACGCAGGCGATGTAAGCTACAGCGAACAAGGCATGCAGGGAGACACTTACGTTAGCTGTGACGTTGGTGAGCGTTTTATTAATACTTTTATGCAGGCGGCTTAATGACACGTACACAAATTGACGAGGCACTACAGTGGACAGGGGCGGCTGCAATTATTGCGGGGCATGTGCTTAACGCAATCGGCCCTTCAATGTACCCCTATAACATTTTAGTGTTTGCTGTGGGCACAGTACTATTTTTAACGTGGGCCGCTCGGGTGCGCAATATGCCGCAGGCCGTTGTTAACGTTGTAGCATTAGCCATAGGGCTAGTAGGGTTATACAAAGCAGTAGGTTGACGAGATAGCAAATCGAGAGTATAATAGATACATAGACAGTTAGAAAAGAGTTAGAGGTTACCTACACCGTTAGGGATCTGGGAAGATGACAATGCCGACGGGTGTTGGTCGAGTCCAGACCATGAAACAGGCGTAAGCCGGAGAAGCGGCGGAGTATGTAGGCAGTAATGACCGTGCAGGCCTATACGAGACGTTCGTATATGGTAGACATAGATGCACAATGGTTCCTTTAGTTCTTTTCTAACTGCCGTAGTAGTCCTCGGGGAGGGCAACTGATTGTCTATCAGTACCAGGTGGGTTCGAGTCCCATCTACGGCGCCAAATTAACTAGGAGCAGACATGGCAGGCAAAGCGAAATCAGTATACTTAACGATCAATCCAAAAGGTACGTTCACCACAGCATTCCACAAGATCTTCTTTGATGCAAAGGCCTACAACGAGTACATCAAGACCGACGAGTTCAAAGCCAAGTGGCCCGCAGAGCTATACGACATTGTCAAAGAGACCTATTAGTGTTGTAAAAATACAACAGTCATTTGGTTGACTGAGTCAGCGATCCTTGCTATAATAGTGGCTACAGTAAACAACAAGGAGCGGCACATGGGCTACAAGATCACAGCAGACAAGTTCCAAATGGATCAGATGCGCGACACCTACGGTCCACGCAAGGGCCTAGAAGGTCCGTTTAACTTCTCCGGTCGTGTTCTGTACTACGATCCAGTTGAAGGCGCCTACTGGGATCCACGCTCAGACTTCTACATCGAGCGGGACGAGATGAGCTTGATCCGGGACACTTTCCTAAAGAAGTTTGGTTGACAAGTCACAAGAATCTTGCTATAATACACACATGGGCAACGCAAAAGGAAGCAAGATGAAAGTTGAATTCCGCGTAAAGAGCAAGCAGGTCAGTTGGACCCGCAAATTCAAAACACTGGCAGAAGCCCAGCATTGGGCCCGAACAGCCTGGGAATACGAGAATGATCCCACTGTCTACATTGAGAAGATTCAAACAGAAGTGGTTGACAAGCTCTAAGATCCTTGCTATAATACACACATGGACAGCAACAAGGAGCACACTATGTTCTACAGCAACGAAGAATTCGAAGCACAGATGGTGGACTTGATGGCCAAGGGCATCGGCTACACCCAAGCCTACGACACTGTTCGTAAGCGCGAGCAGGAAGATGCCGCAGAGTACGAGCAGTGGAGGCGGGACACTGGTGGCGATGAGTGGCCCGACGAGCAGGATGATGGGGTTGAATTCGGTCAAACACTGACACACTTTGGTTGACAAGATCTAAGAACCCTGTTATAATTAACACATACACACAGCAACTAGGAGCGAACCAAATGGCTAAACTACTGATCACTACACAGGTCTACGAGAACTACGGCGCCCATGACTGGGATGGTACCGGCGAGTGCCCACAGTACTGGAAAGCCAAGGGCGGTTCGGACTATGTGGTCAAGAAGTTCAAAGACCTCAACAAGGTCACTGAGACTGTGATGGCTCTGCGCTCACAGATCGAGTGCGACAATGAAGGCTTCCGCGAAACGATTATCGGATGGGAGATCGTGGGCGACAAGCACCTCACAGAGTTTGAGCAGAGCCAACTGGACTATGAAGGCTCCATCCGTTTCCCCTCTAAGGAGTTGGCATGGTAAGAGATCACATTGTCATTGATACCCGCCACGGCAGTCCTTATGATCGCGGCATGGCAGACAGCTACTACCGTCGTGCATATAACCCCCACTACTATGTGGCTGGCACTGGCAGTTCACCACGTGTGCCGCTGGCCCGCATGACACCAGACGAGATTGTAGCCTACACCGCAGGCTTCCGTGACAACGAAGACAGCGGCGACCACAAAGAATGGCTATAACCCGTCGATTGACTGGGTTATTGATTGGTGCTATAATACATACATAGACAACAAAGGAGCGCAAGATGAAAGATTCCACTGCAATGTTTCTCGTAGTAGCGGGACTAGTATTAACCCTGTTGGGCGTAGGCGGCATTGAGGCTAGTATGGATAACGTAGGTTTGGCACAGGGTCTCCTTGTTGCCATCGTAGGACTAATGACCATGGGTGCTGGCGTGCTGGCTATCCGTGTTAACAGCTCAACTGATTACTACAATTAATTGGTTGACAGGCTACTGATAAGACAGTACAATAGATACATAGACAGAAGCAAGGCGATCCTCAAATGTAAGAACCCAGCAGAAATGCAAAAAGGGTTGTAACCAAGGGATACGGAGAGAGTTTGGAGACTCTGCCTAAGCTAAACACAAATAGGAGCGACACTATGCGTACAATACAAGAGATCAACACTGCCATTATCCAAGGCGGTCTTACCAACGATGAGCTGGTCAGCATCATTGATGCAGTCAAATTTGCACGTAGCCGATTGGCGCAGGCAACCAAATACAGCCTGCGGATTGGTGACAACGTGGAGTTTACCAGCTCAAAGACAGGCCGCTTGACCCGTGGCCATGTGACCAAGATTGCTATTAAATACGTGACTGTGGATACGGGCATGGGGCAATGGCGAGTGCCGGCTAACATGTTGTCCAAAGTGGATGACAGAGCCTACGCTTAATAGTATAATAGACACTTAACACACACAGGAGCGACTATGGCAACAAAAGGATATAAAGTTTTGAGCTTGGACACTATGACTACAACTAAGAGCCTAGAGCAGAAGGCAGTAGAGAAGAATCTAACGGAAACGGACGCAGAGATCAAGGATCGTATGCGCCAACGTTTTGACATTGCAGACGACATGACTCGTGCTGTGAAACGGGGCGACATCCGTGCTATGATCATGACAGGACCCCCGGGTGTGGGCAAATCGTTTGGAGTTGAGACTGTGTTAGCCAAGCATGACATGTTTGCTGACATTGCCAACGACTCTAAGCTGAAGAAGTACGAAGTGGTTAAAGGCGCAATGAGTGCGATTGGCTTGTACAAGAAGCTGTATGAGTTCTCAGACAAGAAGAGCATCCTAGTGTTCGATGACTGTGACTCAGTACTGTTAGATGACTTGTCATTGAACATACTTAAGGCAGCCCTGGACTCAGGTAAGAAGCGTATGATCTGTTGGAACACTGACTCACGTCTTTTACGTAGTGAAGGTGTGCCCAATGCATTCGAGTTCAAGGGTGGTGCGATCTTCATAACTAATATTAAGTTTGAGAACGTTAAGAGCAAGAAGCTACAGGATCACTTGGCAGCATTAGAGAGCCGTTGCCACTACTTGGACTTGACTATTGATACTGAGCGTGAGAAGATCTTGCGCATTGAACAGATCGTAGAAGACGGCATGCTCAAAGACTATGAGTTCGAACAGTACACTGTGGACGAGATACTGGACTTCATCAAGGACAATAAGAAGAAGCTGCGAGAGCTGAGCCTACGTATGGTACTCAAGCTAGCAGACCTTAAGAAGAGTATGCCCGGCAACTGGCGTGCTGTTGCAGAGGTTACATGTATGCGTAGAGCATAGCTGTAGCAGGGCTAGGCCCTGTAGCATACACGTAGGTCCGATTCGCTCCCGGCTGTGTATTTAGCAGGCTGGCCCGTGTAAACACTGAGAGGTGTTTCAAATCCTAACTGATCCGATTCGCTCCCGGTAGGTTAGGATTTTTTTTGGCTCTGGCGACCGGTGGTGGGAGGCGATGAGAGAGGTGGTCGGGATATATTAATTACAATTATTAGTTGTTACTTTACAACACTTAGTGGTGCTAAATCACCACCTTGAAACAAAAAGTACTTACCCTTAATTTTTTGCGATCTGTGGTTTTTACCCTGCAGGACCCATTCTGGACTCAAGTACTCCACCTAAATTTTTTGCGCGGCAATTTTTTTTGAACTGCAGACCCATTCGAGCACAGTAAGAGAATACTTACCATTTGGTATTTAGAACCTCTACTGCGAAGCAGTGTGCTAGGACGTAGTCGCTAGCACTGATAGTGGATTAATCCCACATCTCACGAAACTCACCGTGGTGTCTAATTGCTGTATACGCTGCTTCAGCTAGAAATTCAAAGTGTTTATGCATAGTGCGTATAGCGGGCATTTCTGTGTGCCGTAATACCATTTCATAACAACCCTGTCCCAAGTCAACATAGTAGCTGCTCTTGATACCTCTGCCGCGACCCAATTCAGGAAACACAGCACGAGTGAACCAACAGGTGTTGCCCAGGGCCAAAGCCGCTGCCGGTGTGCGCAACATCATGTACTGTTCTGCATAGCTGGGTTCTGGTTGCCAAGGGTTCTTGTCAATCTTCTCTGCTAGTACTCTACTTGTATACTCCAATACCAAAGGTGGTATCAGCCAACCTTGCGTATGCATAGCCTCATCGAGCAGTGTTCTTAATGCTGTTACAGCTGGTTGGTTGTGCATCATGTATTTATTATACTACACACAATGCTCAGTTAAGTGCTCAGTTAACTGTTAAAAAATCTGCTGAACCGCTTCGCGGCTTCGCCGCTGCACGTAGACTCTGTGTCCAGAATTGGTTCCGATTGGGTAGCTACTGTATAAGTATGTGATCATAGGAGGCTGTGTTATGCCCAAATTAATTTCAACTGTGGATGGTATTGTATTTGACAATGTTAACTTTGTCGACACTGGGTTGCAAGAGTGGTGTCCATTGGAGCATACTGGACTAGAAGCGGAATGCAAAAATGAGTACAATAACATTCAACTTCGTTCCCAAGGTCCTTGCTCATATTCCGCGGAATGCTTTGTACTCCGCGCTCAACACAATGCTAGCAAGCTAGATTAACTATTATTCGTATTGATAGTTGATGGTGGTTTCGTTATCAGCCAGCATGGTGGCACCGTTACTGATATGAAACTTGCGGGCCATTTCAGTCTTGGGACTCAGTGTTACATAGCTCTTGATCTCGGGGCGACTAGTGGCAATGTGAATACGAGCAGCACGGATCAGTCTGCGGCCCGCACCCGATGCATAACTCCAAATGGTATAGAATGCCGCTACATTGTTCCCGGTCTTGCCCAGTTCAGTTTCGGTTTGTGGAACAGCGTCGAGATACGCTACACATACCACCGCAGCAGGCGCACCATCTTCGATCAGCACAAGAATTTCTGCATGATCATGCACACGGGCCTGTGTGGGAATTGCTGGACGCACAGGATCATCTTTGATCAAGTCAATCAAGGGATCTGTAATTGAACTAATTACTTTTAACATTTTCGCTACGCCTTAGGTTTAATACTTGTACTTATCCTTTTATATATTAAAGTAAGATTACACCTCGTCAGTGTTGATATTTGATATAAGTTGTCTAAGTTTTGAACTTTCCACTTGAGCAGTTGTTTTCTTGATGGCTATTCCAGCTAGGGGATCTACACCTTCTCGAGGTTGAGCCCGTTCCCAAGGTTCACTAGTTCCCCCGGTAGTGCTGGTACGTTTTAAACTGTTAAGAATCTGACTGCCCTTGCTGGCTGCGGGGCCTTCATCACCGCTTGTTTGTCCTTCTTCCCCGGGATCTGTAATACGAAGTGTATCAATGTTAAAGTCCAAATCAATCTTCATACCCACCCCGGAACTGCTACGAGTTTTCATCAGCTGTATTTGATACTTGCCCCGTTCTCGCATTGCCCTGCTGGTAAAGATACCAAACACATTGTCCGCTGTTTGAATCTTACTCAAACCACCCGAGATGTGACTGTGATCAAACTCAACTTCTTCTACAGCACCTCGATTTAACTGCGCGGCAGTCACAAGTACACATTGTTTTTCTACTGCTAAGTTTCGAAGCTCTTCTGACACATATTTGTCTTTAATGAAGAGGTTTTCGGCCGAAATCTTCTTACTAATAGGCATTAAAAGATCCAGGTAGTCTAGTAGCAGGATATCTACTTTACGACCCAATTTAATTTCATATTCCTTTAGGTAACTGCGTACATCGTTTGCAGTCTTACCGCTTGGCATATACTTGACTTGATACGTGCCCGATTTCTTGCCAATTACTCGAACACGCATTTCCACTTCATCAATTTGTCGGAAAACGTCCCTGCTGGGTATCTCTGTAATCATACTGTCCACACGCATTGACACAAGTTCTTCAGAAAGTTCAAGTGTTAGATACACTACATTATAACCCTGTAGTGCCCAGTTCACACCTAGATTTGCTAGAAACAGACTCTTGCCCGCACCCGATCCGCCTGCAAAGATATTCAATTCTCCGCGATTGAAACCCCCAAACAAGCGTTTGTCCACAGTGTCCCAACCAGTTTTTAACTGTCCGTTGTTGCTTTTGATTTTCATCAGTCGAGCACGGGGATCTAAAAAGTAGTCAGTGCCCAGATCTTTAGTTAGTCCAACCTGCACTGCCTTCTTGACTAATTCTTCTACTGGACCGTATTCGCCCTTTTCCAGCAGGTCAGCTGAGGCTAGAATTGCTTTCTCAAGACCTTTGTGGCGAATGAATGTTTCAAAGTCTTGCAACAGCCAATCGTAATGTTCTTCTTTAAGTTCGTCTGTGTGCTTAAAGGTTGAGCCAGTGGCTGCATTAACAATGTCATATGTGGGTAGAACGCTGTGTTCAACTACATAGTCATTGATAAATTTGGCTGCACTTTGTAGTTTGCGGTCAAACAGTTCATGGTCAAAAATGCTTTGGCAGCGAACAAATGTTTCTGCATCACTCAGCATCATCTCCAGGTAAAGTCGTTGGATGTCGTATCCGTAGTCTGCGTTTTGTCTTGTGGTCATATTCTTATTATACTTTCTTTATGTGCGAATAGCAATGTGTTTGACTAGATCCCAGTTATATTTCCATTCTCTCTGCTTGGTGTGATATAGTACTGCACCTAAAGCACTGCTGGCGTCTCCGGGATTAGGTAAACTCCAACAATATTTAAATAAGGGTTCTACTTCCGTTCGATTGGCTTGACTGTTCATGGCACACCCGCCCATGTAGACTAGACTGTCTGCATTGGTCAACGTCTTGGCTAAGCGCATTACCTTACCTACTTCTATTTCAAAACGTTCTTGTACTGCGGCGGCAAGGTCACATTGCAGTTGTAATGTACTTAATTCATTGTCACTCCACTGCCCAATACCCCTGTGAAAATTGTATTCTAAATCAACTACTCCTGACCCAAAGTAGTTGCCCACGGTTCTTCTAAACTGGTAGGGATCACCTTGTTCAGCCATTTTCTGTAGCAAGTATTCATCTTTGATAGGCGTTAATCCCACAAACTGAGTAAAGGCACTGTAGAACAATCCCAAGCTATGTGGATAACCACGACTCCACACTTTCTTCATTTCACCGTGACTGCAATGCCAAATTGTAGCACATTCAAACTCACCGATAGCATCCAGCACCACAACAGCACAGTGATTAAACGGGCTGGTATAATAACCAGCGGCAGCATGACTTGCATGATGCGGCGTGTAGGTGATTGGTGCATAGTGAGCCCTTATTTTCTTTAGATATCGTCTAGGTAATACCGACAGGTCTAATGCTGTACGATACTGGCCAGCATATACTTGTCTTGCCTTTTTAATCCAAGGACGCTCATACCAAAAGACTCGATCCGGCGCACCTTGATGCAGTGCTTTACTAATAAGTGATGAGTCTAATTCATCATCTTTACATGTTGCCCATGAGTGTAGTATGCTATCCTTAAATACAGCCAGGCTCGAGCCGTGATTAAGAGCACTTATCCCCCACTGTATCATTTGTAGATAAATGGATCGCGTTTGCGTAATTCTTCAAGGCGTTTTTTATAACGTTGTCGATCTTGCCAACGTCTGTAGGGTGTTAATACCCAGTTAATAAATCTCATTGCTCTTCCTTCTTAAACCACTTGCGTAGTTTCAATTGTATTTTTAAATTGTTAGATTCTTTACTATTGATAATACTGTACAATGTATATAATCTACCATATCGTTTAACAGCATCGTTAACATCTTTGATACCGTCAGCCCATTCGGGGAATGCCACACTCCACCCTAACTCTAATGCTTGTTCAACCATTTTAATACCAGCAGTATCACGATCCGCCAACACAATCACTTCTCGCTGTAGCTGACTAATTTGAGGGGCTTGACTGGGTCCAATTTCTGCGCTCATCACAGCAACACCACCAATGCAGATAGCATCAATTGGTCCTTCAGTAACTATTACATATTTACGATCGTGTGTCTGACTGTCTAAATTAAACACATACCCGGGTTGTTGTTCACTGATATACTTTGGGTTACCCGCAGTAATTTTACGGGCAGTATAGCCCACTAGTCTTTTTTGATAATAGAACGGGACTATTAATCTATTTTGAAATCCTTCTTCATCAGTCCAATACCAAGTATAATCATCAACAAATAAGTTTCTTGATGCCATATATTCAAGCACAGGCCAAAGTTCAAGTGGGGGATCGTTGAGCCATTCTTTAATGGGCATTGCACCTAATGGCATTGCTTTGTCTATAAAAACTGGTATTAAACTGCGCTCGCCTTGGTATGAACTATCTTCTTCTATACGCATAGCTTCAAGACTGCATTTAGTTATAGCGTCGTCTGCAACACCTAACCATTGCATAAGACGTTTTAATTTAACTGATAGTTTTCTGCCAGGTTGCCAACTGGCTTTGAATCCGCAATTGAAACAGTGATAGCTAACGCCTTCATTGACCATAATACCGCCACGCTGTCTATTATCAGCTGATGTTCCATTATGGTGACAGCATACCGCATTGAAGCTGACCCATCCGCTGGGGGTTACTTTACGCTTTGCTGGCAGGTAGGATTGGACGGTATCTATGATCAAGCTCATAGATACATTTTACATTCTTGCAGTTACTTTGTCAATAGTTCCGGTGGCATTTGCCTGGGCGGTGTAGGAAATTCTCAGCCAATTCGTATCATCGGTAGTGGGGTATGTTTTTGTTACAGTAGTAGTTGCTGTGGTCACATCAAACGTTTCTATATTGGACCAAGTGGTTGCAGTACTCACTACACTGCCCTTGGTAGTTTGAACTGTGACCCTGGCAGCAAGAGAACTAAACAAAAATTCTAACACAACGTTGCCAGATCCAGCACCGTCATTTACTGGATTGATTTCAACTGCTTCGCTATGATAATTCCGAGTTTGCCATGTTGGATCTCGTACATCAATTTCATAAGTAAAGGTTTTTATGATGCTAGGCGGCAATCCTGTTGGCAGTGCACCTGCCAACAGGTCCAAAGTGCCCGTAACACCAAATTGAGTATCGCCATATACTGGAGTTTTAGTATCATCATCATTGAGGATATATACTGTGTATTTTAAGAATTGGGGAGTAATGGAGTTTAAGGCATATGCCGGAATAGTTATTAGTCCAATACCTTTTTTACCTGTTGCAGAATTAACGTCTCCCCAATATACTGCTTGATTAAGCTGATCCATAATGATAAACTTCATTGCATAAGTAGTAATATTAATACGTTTTTGCTCGACATTTTTTACATCAAGTTCTAGTACATTGTCTAGTCCTTGATAGATTTTAAATTTACGTTGGTACACGATTCTCCACTCCAAAGGTGATGCAGCCAGATTGACAACTGCTTGGATTCTGTTCGAATATAAATAACTTGAAATTTTTTGCATTTGGTTAAAGGCCTCACTACTATTTATATGGTTAAATTAAGAGATAACATACAAGAACAACTACCCTTTATAAGTGTGTTGCACTACGGAGAGGCCGAATATGTGGGCATTATTATCAATCAAGATCAGTTTGTTACTAGCTTCTATGACCTTTCTCTATTAAAATCGCCTGAAGAAAAGACTGGATTATTAGAAATCGGAGAGATATGGTGGTGGGAATCAAACCGTCAAATTCCTATTAATATCTTCTGCCGCAATGATACTGAAGTGTATAGATATGCTATAAAGACGTTTAGCAGCAAAGATGTGCGGGTAGTACTGGGCCCGGTAGTTAATTTAATGAACCTAACCTTAAAGCGAGTTAAACGCAGGAGCGTACAGTTAGTTCGTCCTATACCTAAACGTTAACTATATCCGTAACTAATTTTTTCACATATTAGATTCATCTGCACCACCACTGCCATTGCATAAGCAACTGCGTGTGCTTTCTTAAAGTAATACTCACCGTCCTCGGGCTTTATCCAAATAGTCTCCATCACTGTCGTCCAATTCTCCCCTATCAAGTGCCTCTTTGCTGGGCGTATCATAGCCAAAACGGCCGCTAGTTGGAGTATACTCGTTGGCTTCATTTGACGCAATATACTGCCGTGACCGTTGACATGAAATAGTAAACTGCTGAAATCGTCCTGCTCTAAAAGGTCCCATAGTGGTTCAGTCTCCATTAAAGTTGTAAGATGCACTTCATCTTTTACATCTTTGTAAATGCTTACATTTAAAAAATCAATTTTAAAATACCCACGTGCTTCTGCTTCTTTGTATTCAATGCTAGCTTGATTAGTAACTGGATTGTACGGAATAGAAGTACAATATACGCCGGTATTGTGCTTTTTAAAAGTATTATTTACATCTTTAATAGATGCAGGTACATGCTTAACAAATGTAAGGGCATGATCTCTATCAGCAAAGTCTATATCGATATCTGGCATATTAATAATCTGTATGTATCCATTGCTTTGGTTCATTGCTTTCAGGAGAGGCTATCTCTTTTGTTTCTGGATTAATTAATTTCCATATGTCACCGCATCGATTCTGCTCTGGTATATCTTCTATAATAGTCTTATCATTTAACAATCTAGTTATAGTAGTCTTTGCAATTTTCATATATTAGCCTCCTTAACAATACTCTTTACTAATTCCATGTCAAACTTTTGATTTTTAAATTTCTTAACCCATACTTGGGGATCAATCACGTTGCTAATAGCAGACAATTGATCATCACGAAAGTTAGCTAACATGTTTTTTCCACTAGTACAGTTGAGTATTAACCAAGGACTTACTTTACCATCCTTAACATCAAATACTGCTCGATTAGTACTAACATATTTAAAATAATGATGCCACACAGAATTGTTTTCAGTAGCCCAAGATTGCATATGTGCTACTGATCTTTCTAGAGCTGTTTCAACTGATTCTGTATGAATTAGATGGATAACATATTTTTCATACAGTTCATCTCTACACCAATGGTCTAACTTAACACCACTGCGTACTACATAGTCAATAAACTTGTCTGGATACAATGGCTTAGTGTTGCTAACAAAGCTACCAAACTTAACCATTGCATTATAGTACGGACTATGTGCAAAGTCGTCATACGATTTGTCTTGTCCTAACTGTTGCGTAATTCTATAAAATCTATTGTATGTCTGATATCCAATATGAACATGCTTTTCATCTTTAGCTAGGTAACGTCTTTTTTGTTCGCACATATGTACTGCAAGAGTTCTCTCTTGCATATATGTTGACTTGCAAAATTGGCAGCTATAAGGTTTATTCACACTTAATTGTAACATCTTTAAAACATTTTAGCAATTTGTTTATCTTCATATCCGTGTGCTTGTGCAAGTTTCTTTGCCTCAGTAGTGGTCATCATAACAGCTAACATATCAATTTCGTCTTGCTTTCGATTGGGATATACTTCTAACAAAAACTTCCCAATTTTGTTGTTGCCTTGCTTCTTTTTAAATCCGATCCATTGGTGGAAAAATATCTTTTGACTTTCATGCCCGCACATACAAAGCAACTGCCACAATAATTTTGGATGCTTCTGTAGTGTATTCCAATGTTTGTTAAAATACTCATTAACTGTTAATACAAAATGTTCCTGCGTCTCACGATTACCTTGTGCATTACTGATGTATCGATTTAATATAAACAATTCACTCTTTAGAGCTTTTTGTTGATCGGCGTCCATTTCGTCCCACAGTCCCTTGTAATTCATATCAACGGCTGCAAGTTTATCTTTTAGTTCAATTTTTTCACTCATCGTCATCCTTTGCCGTTATACCATTACCATGTCTCATACGGGCAACTTCTATTTCTTGAAACTCACGTTTTTCTTGTATAGTTAATTCATTCCATGCTCTACGAGGATTGCCGCACAGCATACACCCAGGATTCCCGCAATCCATAGCATGATGTTTGGCAAGGCGATGTGGTTGTTCTAGAACTTTGTTATTAGCACTTGATTTTGATCTAGCAATTTTAGTTTGTTTCTTAATAGCATTCTCGTCTTTGAGTAAACGCTTACTATGATTAAATTTATCTGTTTCATTGCTCATAGGGGATTGTCCTTGCTTAGTCTGTATATTATTATAACACGATCCAGGGCCTTTTGTAAAGCGGGATTGGTTTTTGCAGCCCGGTGTATTTCGCCCCACATTTTGTTTTCCATCATATGATCGTGTAGTGGTCGGCCGTCACTTGTTCTCGAATCGTAGTCGATCTTATGACCAGTGATAGGATCCCACTCATAACCGACTAATTTTCGTGTATTGGGGTCAGCACCAAATTCTCTAGCAAACGTCATACCGTTAACTCTTTCATAAATGTATTTGGCTCCTGGCTTGAGACTGCCCATAATTTACAACAACTTATCTAGCTGTATAATTTCACTTTGACGTGATATCTCTTTGACAAAATATGCACACAGTGGTTTGGGTTCTTGATTGAGTGGAACTGCTAGTAGTTGATTGTTTTTCATCTTTGGAAAGTACCATTTGACATCATTATAAAAATTAACAATTTCAATTTTCTTAAATTCTAATCTAAAGCTACTAAGCGGATTAAAACAAAATGCTTCAAACCCTCTATCATTCAAGCTAGTTAATGGCAGTATTTCAATATCACTAGCACTACTGCTGTCCCCTACTGCAATAGACCAATCAATGGGCATGGTAATATCATCGTTGCCTATCCTAAGTACCATTGCTGGACTATTAAACGACTCCAGGAATATTAGTGGTTGGAAGAAGAAATCTGGTTCAGCAGGATTACCGTTATCCAGCACAGCAAATCTCATGCTGTCATCTACCTCTTCAGGTAAATTATTAAGATCATAAGATCTATTGTCTAGGGTTAGTATTTGCATATTTTTATTATTATTTCCAGTCTATCTTCTCAATTGTAAAAGGATATTTCGCATCCTTGTAAAACTTCTTCCTCTGCGTGAGGTGACGTTTGGCATACTTGCAGGTCGAAGTGACATCCCAGATCTGTACGAAGTCTTTGTCATCCGCACGTCGAATGCCTCGCCCAATGCTTTGTATAACCCTTGTAAAGCTCTTTCCGGATTCCACCATAACCAAATTAAAAATACGGGGGATATTAATACCCACAGCGGCCACACCGTAAGTCGCCACAATAATCTTATTATCAACAGTCTTAACTTCATCGTATTCACTTTTCCTATCTTTAGTTTTTACTTCTCCTGAAATAAAGACACTATCTGGGATTTCATTTACAATAAATTTACCTGTCTCTATTCGATTTACCAGTACTAGAGTGTTGCCACTATTGCTAATACCATTTACTAGTTTTGATATAAAAATCATCCTGTCTTCATCAGTGACAAGATATTTGTATTCTTCTGCATATGACTTAAATTCAGGTAAGTCAATAAGTTGTGTTATGTTAACATGACAAGCTGATAGTACACCTTGAGCTTGTAATTCATGGGCATGAACCTCGTGTACGCATGGTCCAAGACTTGCAAAAATTTGTTCTGCTTCAAAGTCTTCTTTGGGAATAGTACCGGTTAATCCCCAACGAATAGGTGCATTATTAAAGTTCTGTGTTAGTAAATTTCTCAGCACAGTGGCCTTGGCCATGTGTACTTCATCAACCATAATTGTTGTAACACCATCGAGAAACTCTGCAAGTGTTAGAATATCTTGCTCGTGATTTTTACTTTTTTTATCAAGGATATTGAGACTTTGCCACGTGGCAATAGTATGAGTCTTGTACAGATCCTTACGATCGCCGTAGTACACTCCTACATCTAATCCGCAGTTGATAAAGTCTTCTTCTGTTTGTTCCACGAGACTCTTGTTAGGTACAATAGTAAATGTTCGACCATACGGTTCGCAAATCTTTGCTAGGGTAGCTGTAGTAATTGTCTTACCAAAACCTGTTGCAATCTCTTGTAGACACTGTGGATTTTCAAGAAACTTGTTAACTACTTCAACTTGATCTTCACGTAGTCTAATCGGTTGCCCTGCAAATCTATGCCCAACTGGCCAGCACTGCTCTCCCCAAAAGTCTGCTTCTACTTTAGGAAACTGTAAATTAATGGCTGCACGATTATCTACGATGTCTGTAATCTCAACACCGCTTTTTTCCAGTACTTCTAAGATCTTTGGCAGTTGGCTAAGATAACCATTGCCGCCTAATCCAAATAATGTAATAGCACCATCCCATCGACCAAGTTTGTATGCCGGACGATAACGGGCAGTCGGATCTTCATACTTAAAGGTATTAGCTAACTTCCTACGTATTTCTACAGGGAGACCTTCAACTTTAAGATTTACTTCATCTTGAATGATTAACTTACACGACGGCATCAACTCCTCCTAAAGGACGTTTATCATTGTAGTATACTATCAAATCAACTGCATCGCAATACACACTGGTTTTATTACTTTTAAAGTTGTTTGAAAATGTGATAACACTCATTGGATACCAAGGCGACTTTATGAAGAATTTTGGAAGTTTATTATTGGCAATGCCCGCTACTAATGTATTTTCGGTTAACGGAGAGTTGTATCCTAACTGAGCAACAGTATGATTAAAATCCTTGTTGCTGTCTGTAATATTATCAAACCTAAAGTAAATTCCATTACTACCATTAATACTATTATTCTTTAACGCATTTGATAACTTCTTTAAGTTTTGTAGACATTCTTTTGATTCATGGCCGTTAAACACAACTAATACTGGCAGTCGATTTAATGTGAGTAATGCTCGAACTACCTCAGCTAATGGTGTAGTATTGCTATCAACCCATACCTTAGTACTAGGTCTATTTGCTAGAGAGTTAACTAATGAACTTTCAGAACTTTTTGGGTAAATTGAGTATTGAAACCTAAGTCGTCTGTCGTTAAGTAATAATACATTCTCAGGAGTTATATTACCAATTTCTTTAGTAATAGCATTAATTATATGTTTGTTAGGTAGATCAAATACGTCAAACATGTCCGCATCAGTGGACAATATATTTGAAATCTCTTCATAAAATTCTGTAATTAAAGGATCAATATCAAACCCTTGACTTTTAAATGTATGTACCATAAGATACAAGTTTTTTTCAGTAAGTGCTAGAGAGTACTGCTTACTATTCAATGAAAGTAATTGCCCATCTATTTGTTTAGTGATTTCACTTATCTGCTGTCGTAGTCGTTTATTATAAGTAAATTCCACAACAATTCTACCGTCATGCTCTTTGTCTATAAACATTCGTCGGAACTGTTCCAAGACTCTAAATGGCCTGCTCCATGTTGGATAATCAATTACTTCATTATATGGGGAGGGGATTGAATCTTTATTTTCTTTAAAGATCTTAATTAGTAGCGTAGACTGATTCTCAGTTAAAAACTGTCCCACTGCAAGTTGTTTAGCAAGACTGATTAAAACCTTTTTATCACGATTAGATATGCGATTGTCTAATTTATTGATGTCTAGTTGAAATAATTCTGTTAATACCGAGTCAATTGTTATCATGTATACATTATACGATATTAAAATAGAAAAGTCAAGCCTTTTGTAAAATTATTTACAGCGTAGCATCTTCCATGCCGGCTACTCTTAATTTTACAATATTGGTTAACTGCCATTGCTTTTGATCAAGAGCTTTAGTAATACCAAGCCACTTATTACGTAGCAATGCAAACTCGTTAATAATTTTTTCAAAGTCAACTACATCAGATTCACCTTCAACGAACTTTTCACAGTCCCTTGAAGATAAAGCCCTTTGATAGTTTTCCAAATACTTGCGAAAGTGTTGACTCTTAAGTCGACGTAACTCAATATTCAAATATTCCAAAATTGCTTCAATTTCTTGTAGCTGACTAAATCGTTCTTCAACAATGCCCGGCATCCTGGCAGCGGCTTTTTCGATGTTCCCCGTTATACGAGCATCTGTTTTTGCTGCCTGTAATTCAACTTCAAAGTGTGCTACTGCATCTGGAATATACGAAATGTCTTTTGAAACCTTAGTATACCAAGTCATAGATTATTCATCTTCTTCGTAAGAGTCAATATCTTCTTCGTCAATATCTTCTTCATCATCTTGATCAAGATAGAAATCGATAGCGTTATCAAGGTCCTCGTCAACCCCAGATGCTGCTGCCATTACCTTATCACTTATTCCGTGATCTGCTAATAGATCAACATATCGTTCAGCTAACACATCGAGTACTTTTTTATCTGCATACTCTTTAAAAAGCATCCAGATATCGCCTATGTGATTCTCATTCATTTATTTCAAGCTCCTCAATTGGTTCAGTAGGTTCTACTATTTTTTGATTAGGAATATCTTCCATTATCATAGTTAATTTATCTTCTGTCCAATCTTTTCGGTAGAAAAGGTGCTCTTCTCCGTGGCTGTCAACAAATTTAAGTCTATTACCTTGCTGTGTTAGTAGACCTTTCTTTTCAAAGAGATCTACTAACCCACTTGTGGGACTCATGCCAGTTGCGTAAGGAATTTCGATTTGCAATGTCTCAAAAGGCTTTGCATACCGTGTTTTCATAATCTTACAAGCTGCTCGAATACCATGTACTTCGCTAGTCTTAGTGCCACTAGCATCAACTTTAAGTTTAAGTTTTTTCATAGCAACTACGATAGAACTTGCGTACACAAATCCTTGTCCGCCACTAATCTTATCGTCAGGGTCAAACATGTCCTGACTTGCGTATGTGTGATTTGTACAAACCATACCTACATTATAACTACCAAACATGTTTACACAATTGCGAACTAAACTAGTAAGTGCCTTAGGTTTACGGCCCATGTCTCCCTTCATATCACCAGCTTCAAACTGGTTAATGTCAGTAGGGGTAAGCAACATACCCAATGAGTCTATGACAAATAAGACCTTAGGACGTTCTTCCATAACTTTATATTCTTTCATGAATTCTGAAATGGTCTTTGCCACATCATCAATCATAGCCATATTAAGTTTAAGAAGTTTCTTCTCGTCAGTGTTAACACCAAGTGCCAACAACCACTTTTCATCCAATGCGTTTTCGCTATCAATTAAGATAACGTAGATGCCTTGTTCTTGTGCATTCTTAATAATGTTACCGGAACAAATATAAGATTTGCCAGCGCCAGATTCACCTGCGAATACAGTAACTTTGCCCAAGGGAATACCTTTGTTAAAGTCACCGGAGATTAGATAGTTTAGGGCATAATTGCCAGTGCCAACCCAATCTGTAGGATCGTTGAAGCCTACACCAAGACCGTCAATGCTCTTGGTTAATGTTTTTCTAAATTTACTTAGATCAAATGCTTTTGTTGCCATAATTATTCACCCTTTGGAAATTTCTTTGGGCTTACAACAATGTCAGTACGACCGATTGCTATAAGCCAAGTGTTTAGTCTATTAATTATAACAGAATCATCCTTGGGGTTGTCAAATCTAACATCAATGTCTGCTACTGTATCGCCTGTTTGGTCTTCTCTGCTGTTAAAACTTAGAGAGAAGTTCTCATTAATTTTTTGTACTCTTGCCATTATTATTCTCCTAAATGATGACGATAGGGGCAAGGGCCCCTATCGTAGTTTTGCTTATTACTTGTTACGATTGCGAATCATTGCAAGAATGTCTTCTGCACGACCGCCTGTAGAGGCAGCTGGCTTAGCTTCTTCTTGCTTTGGAGCAAACGACTTCTCAGCAACTGCTACGTCATCTTCCCAAGGAGCATCTGTTGCCGCTGGTACTGCCGCTGGTGCAGTGCGGGCAACGGGAGTTGCTTTAGGAGCAGAGTTAGGATCACCAGTAGCCTGGCCCATACCTGCTGGCTTGAAGTACTGCCCCCAACGTTCCATATCAAATGGTTCGCCATCAACTGATGCTTCAAACATTTCTTTCATTACCTTGACTTCAACGTCAGTTGGCTTCTTAGGCAAGTAATCCTTAAGATTAAACAAGCCGTGTGTTTCCAAGTTAGCAGTTTCTGTACTATCCAACGGACGAGTACGACGGCTCCACTTGCTAGTAGAGTAGTCAGCATAACCACCTTTACTTGTTTTAATCAACTTGAAGTCAACGCCGTTGACTGGATCAGTTGGCATGTCATCCATTTCTGGATCAAGCAACGCACCTTTGATCAATTGAAAAATCTGTGGCCCGATAATGAAACGACGGTTTGCATTTTCTGGACGATTTTCCTCTTTAAGACCGTCTTCAACAACGTATCCTTGGAAGATGTAACTACGCTTCTTCCAGTACTTACGACCCATATCTTCTAATGCTGGGTCTTTAAACCAACCACGAACTTCTGCAAGAATTGGGCAAGCCTCTCCGTACATTTCCATACAAGGAACGTTAACAGTTACAGACTTAGAGTCCGTAGAACCTTTAACGCCGGCAAATGGCAATTTGATCATTGCACGTTCGACCCAGAAAAATGTATTGTCGGGATTTCCGTCTGGAAGAAAACGGACTGTGGATTCGGAACCTTCTTTCAAGTTCCAGAAAGGGTAAATGGAATTATCTCCACCGGTACGTTCACCGCCACCCTTTGAATTGCCTTCTTGTTCTTTGAGCTTTGCTCTGATTTCTGCTAATGATGCCATTGTAGTTCTCCTGTTAATAGCCTGTGTTTTGCATTTCTGCGATTTTATTTGCCTGTATTGTTTTACACCATTGTAAAACAAAAAAGTGCATATAAGTTATTATACGCACTTTTATTTAGTAAAGCAAGAGAAATCTTGCTTAAATGTGATTTATTTTTGCCAATTATCTAAACATTGCATTAAAGTGTTTGAACATGTCTGCAACATCTGCTTGCGGCTTTTGCAATCCACTTTCGGTAATACCAGCCAATGTACGTAGTCTCTTTGACTCGTAAACTTGTGAAAGTTCACCAATAACACTATGTGCCATCTTGGCTGCATCTTCACCAAATTGTTTTTCAACTGCTAATAATACACCAGTTTCTCCCTTAGGGAAATTACCAGTTACATCGTCATACATTGATTTAACAAACTCAATTACTTCGTGTTGTTTGCTAGTGCCTTCAAAGAATTCTTCAACATCCATTCCGGCCTTAGTGATAGCTTCACCTAGGCTCATTTCGCCGGATCCAAAGTTAACTATCGTCTCGGCTGTAGCGCCAGCTTTTTTTGCTTTGGCAATGGCATCTGCCATCCCTTTCTTAGCTAAATGACGTGCTTTATGCTTAACTGGATTGCCGTATTGATCTTTATCGTTTTCACCTTTCTTAGTGTAAGGACCGTCAAACGGAGGATCTTCTTTTTCTTCAGCTACTGGAGCCGCTGCCGCAGGATCAACTGGCGGTACTGCCGGTGCTGCTACTGCTGGTTCAGCTGGTTCAGCTGGCGGTGCTTCTGGAGCAGGTGAAGTGGAATTAAAATTGATCTTACTAGCAATGTCTGTACCATTTTCTTCGTCGTGCTTTTCTAAATAACTCTTTAGGAATTCTCTAATATCCATTTCAGGATTTACTTTACCTAATTGCTTAATTGCGTCAGTAAATTCTTGATCATCAATAACACCTTTTAGACTTTGAATAGCATTAGTACCATCTACTCCTGCTGGAAATTCTTGTGCAATTAGTTGGTTTAATGTTTGTATAGATGCGCTTTGACTTTCTTCATCTGTGTTAAACAAATCACTTTCTTCTCTCATAATGTTGTCTAAATAAGATTCAAATGCAGATTCTTCTGGTAAGTTAGGTGTATGGTGGTGCCCTAATGCCCCTTTGATACGATCTTTTACATTTCTAATGCCACTTTTGC